TTTATGAAAAAGTAAACAAAAATAAATTAAAAGTTACATTAACAGGCTCGTCAAACATGGTTTTACATTATAAAAGAAAACAATAAATGAAAAAAAAATTTAACGAAACTAAAGTTGGAAAGTTTTTAAGCAAAGCTGCTCCAGGTATATTAGACTTAGCTGGTGATGTATTGCCAGACGCTGGTGTTTTTGGTTTAGTTAAAAATTTAATAACCAAAGACGAAAACTTACCCACAGAGTTTAAAGAAAAAGCATTGATGTTATTAGAACAAGATATGACAGAAATGCAAGAAATTTCAAAACGTTGGGAGAGCGATATGAAAAGTGATTCATGGCTTTCAAAAAACACGCGACCAATGTCTTTAATATTTCTAACTGTAATGACTATAGCTTTTATATGGGTTGATAGTCATGAAACATTATCATTTACAGTAGAGCAAGAGTGGATAAGTTTATTAAAAACGTTAACCGCAACAGTCTATGTAGCCTATTTTGGTTCGCGTGGCGTAGAAAAATATAAAACAATAAGTAACAAATAAAAAAAATAAAAAATGGGACAATTTCCAACAAATGACGGTATTATAGGAATGGCTATGCCTTTAACAGGTTTAGTAGGTGCTCCAAACGCATTACCTGCTTGGGTTTTTCAAAATCAAACAGGTGTTTTAGGTAACAATTTAAACGGATCTGTATTATACGTCGGTGTAACAGGTGATATATCAGTTATATTAGGAGGAACTAGTTTAAACTCTGTAAGCACATTAAGTTTATTATCTGGAGGAAACGGTTATACTAATGGCGCGCAAACTAACTTAAATACAACATGCTCCAATAACATGGCGCAAGATTTAACTATAAACGCAACAGTGGCTGGAGGTGCTATAACTAATCCTGCTATAGGTAATTCAGCTGGTAGCGGTTATAATGTAGGTGATATAGTTACTGTAAATGGCGCTGGAGGAACAAACGCAACAATTACTATAACAGCTGTAAACGATGGCGTGCCAGTTTCTGCTCAAGCAATAACATTTAAAGGAGTTCAAGCAGGATCAATATTACCAGTAGCTGTAGACTACGTTACATCGTTAACAACAGTAGCAGCAGCTGATATAATAGTAGGTAGATAAATAAATAAACAATAACAATTAAATTAAATCAAATGAAAAAATCAGAAGAAAAAGTAAAAGCAATGATCACTGAAGAACAGTTAAAATTATTGCAAGAACAACAAGGTAAATTAAATGAAATGCTTAGAACGTTAGGTGTTCTTGAAATACAAAAAAGTAATGTATCAAAAGAAGTTGAAGCTTTAAGTAAAAAAATTGATTCTACTAAAAAAGAACTAGAAGAAGAGTACGGTCAAATTAACATCAATCTACAAGATGGAAGTTACACAGACATCGAAAAAGAAGATGCAAAATAATATTAGAAAAATAAGCATTGGATCAGATTATAAAAATGATGCTATGCATTATGCTGTAGGTCAACAAGTATATGGTGGACATGAAATATCTCATATACTTTTAAACGACACGGATAAATCTTATAATATATATATTAAAAAAAACAACGAGGTATTGCCATGGAAAAAATTTAATTCTAACATGGCTATATCTGTTGAGTATGACTTAGAATATTAATGAAAAGTTTGTATGATTTTATTGTAGAACCTTTAGGTGAAACTTATAGTAATGAAATAAATGTTGATAAAAAAAAACTTATTCTTAATACTAAAATAGAAAGTTTTAAATTTGTTAATAGACATGCTATAGTGAAACAAATTCCTTTAGCTTATAGTACAGGTGTTAAAGTAGGTGATATTATTATATTACATCAAAATGTTTTTAGAGTGTTTTATAATATGCAAGGTAAGAAAAAACAAAGTAGATCTTTTTTTAAAGATAATTTATATTTTTGCTCTTTAGATCAAGTTTATTTGTATAAAAATAAAAATGGTTGGAATTCGTTTAATGATAGATGCTTTATACAACCTATAAAAAACTTAGACGATCTAAGTACTGATAAAGAAAAAAGCCTTGTTGGTATATTAAAATACGGAAACAACAGCTTAAAACATAAAGATATTAACCCTGGAGACTTAGTAGGTTATACACCTAATGGAGAATGGGAATTTATTGTAGACGGAGAACGTCTTTATTGTATGAAATCAAATGATATTATTATAAAATATGAATACGAAGGAAACGAAGTTAAATATAATCCAAGCTGGGCACATAGCAGTTGAGGAACTTATTAAAGTTGCTAAAGAAGCTATTGTAGATTCAGATGAGGATATATCAGCTGACAGGCTTAAAAACGCCGCAGCAACTAAAAAACTATGTATATTTGATGCTTTTGAAATACACAACCGTATTATAGAAGAACAAAACATGCTAGACGAAAAACCTAAAGAAATTAAAAAAGAAACTACATTTCGTGGTTTTGCTGAAGGAAGATCTAAATAATGTATAAACAAACTTTATACAAAATATTACCTGACCATATTAAACCTAAAGTTCTTAACAGAATGAATAGGTATAAAAAATGGGAGTATGGATATAATGATGATCATGATATGATTGTTATATCTAAAACTGGACAAATTGGAGAGATTTATGAAATTCAAAATCTTAAAATAGCTTTACCTAAACCAAATAAAATTCATGAGTTTAAAGAAAACAAATGGACTAGATTTGATTATCCTAAAGTATTACGTAGAATAAAAACAGTGTTTGATTGGAGAGAATATCCTGATGACTTTAAAGAAAAATGGTATGATTATATTGACAATGAGTTCTCTCGTAGAGAAGAAGGTTTTTGGTATTTTAATAAAAGCATTCCTACTTACATTACTGGCACTCATTATATGTACCTGCAGTGGTCCAAGATTGATGTTGGGCAGCCAGATTTTAGAGAAGCAAACCGTCTCTTTTTCATATTCTGGGCCGCATGCGTTGCAGATGAACGGTGTTATGGTATGTCCTATCTCAAGAACAGACGTTCAGGCTTTTCGTTCATGGCATCAGGTGAATGCGTTAATATGGCGACCATATCAACCGACGCACGTTTTGGGATTTTGTCCAAATCTGGTGCCGATGCTAAGAAGATGTTTACAGATAAGGTCGTACCGATATCCGTTAATTATCCCTTCTTTTTCAAACCGATCCAAGACGGTATGGACCGTCCAAAGACCGAGCTTGCCTACAGGGTTCCAGCCAGTAAATTTACCAGAAGAAGTATTACCTCTTCCGACAAAGCCGAGGATCTTGCCGGGCTTGATACTACCATCGACTGGAAAAATACAGGTGATAATGCCTATGATGGTGAAAAACTCAAACTCCTCGTCCACGATGAGAGTGGAAAATGGGAAAGGCCTAACAACATCCTTAACAACTGGCGTGTTACAAAAACCACCCTTAGATTAGGTTCTAGAATTATAGGAAAGTGTATGATGGGATCAACATCAAATGCTTTAGACAAAGGAGGTAGAAATTTTAAAAAATTATACGATGACTCAGATGTTAAGAAAAGAAACGCAAATGGACAAACACGTTCAGGACTCTATTCTTTGTTCATTCCTATGGAATGGAATTACGAAGGATACATTGATTCTTATGGCCAACCTGTCTTTGAAACCCCATCAAAAAAAGTGCATGGACCTCATGGAACACCAATCAAAATTGGGGTTATTGAATATTGGAAAAATGAGGTAGAAGGTCTTAAAGAAGATCAAGATGGATTAAACGAATTTTATAGACAGTTTCCACGTACAACTAAACACGCATTTAGAGATGAGTCTAAAATGTCTTTATTTAATCTAACTAAAATTTATCAGCAAATAGATTATAATGAAGGGGTTAATAATGAAGTGTTAATAACAAACGGTTCTTTTATGTGGCAAGACGGAATTAAAGACTCAAAAGTTTTATTTTTACCTAATAATAATGGTAGGTTTAAAGTCTCATGGGTTCCACCAATTCAATTACAAAATAAGGTAATAATAAAAAATGGTATAAAATACCCCGGAAACGAGCATTGTGGGTGCTTTGGATGTGACAGTTATGATATATCAGGAACAGTTGATAAAAGAGGTTCTAATGGATCTTTACACGGATTAACAAAGTTTAGCATGGAAGATGTACCACCTAGTATGTTTTTTTTAGAATATATAGCAAGACCACAAACTGCTGAAATATTTTTTGAAGATGTGTTAATGGCTTGTATATTTTATGGAATGCCTATATTAGCTGAAAATAATAAACCAAGACTACTTTATCATTTTAAACGTAGAGGTTATAGAGGTTTTGCAATGAATAGGCCAGATAAAGTTTGGAATAAACTTTCAATAACAGAAAAAGAAATAGGTGGAATACCTAATTCAAGTGAAGACATAAAACAAGCACACGCTGCCGCGATAGAATCTTATATTGAATCACACGTTGGTCTTTTAGACGAGGGATATGGAAATATTTATTTTCAAAAAACATTAGAAGACTGGTCTCAATTTGATATAAATAACAGAACTAAACATGATGCTTCTATAAGTTCTGGTTTAGCACTCATGGGTTGTAACAAGCATAGATACACACCTATTTTTAAAGCGCCATTAGTATCAAAACCACTAGGGTTTAAAAAGTATAATAACGAAGGAATTAGTTCAAAAATAATATAATAAATGATTTACAATAATTACGTTGGTTCATTTCCAAGTCAGGTAGTATCTGATGAAGAAAAGCAAAGTTATGACTACGGTTACGCTGTAGGGCGCGCTGTTGAAGGTGAATGGTTTTCTGGAGACAGAGGAGGCATGGGAAATAGATACCAAAATAGTTGGTTAAATTTTCACAGATTAAGATTATATGCTAGAGGAGAACAACCTGTACAAAAATACAAAGATGAATTATCTATTAATGGTGATTTATCTTATCTTAATTTAGATTGGAAACCAGTGCCTATTATACCTAAATTTGTAGACATAATTGTAAATGGCATGTCACAAAAGATTTTTGATATAAAAGCTTATGCTCAAGATCCAGAGTCTTTAAAACAAAGAACTAAATATGCCGATGCTATAATGCGTGATATGTATGCTAAAGAAATAATACAAGCTACTAACGACGCTACTGGGATGAATTTTTTTAATACAAATGATCCAAACAATATACCTGAGTCTCAAGACGAATTAGATTTACATATGCAGCTTAGCTACAAACAATCTATAGAAATAGCAGAAGAAGAAGCTATTGAAAATGTATTAGCTGCAAACAAATACGAACTAGTCAAAAGAAGATTACTACAAGATTTAGCAATTATAGGTATAAGCGCGGTAAAAACAGATTTTAACCTAGCTAATGGAGTTACTGTTAATTATGTTGATCCTGCTAATTTAGTATATTCCTACACAGAAGATCCAAATTTTGATGATATATATTATGCAGGAGAAGTTAAATCTATTAGCTTAGTAGAACTTAAAAAACAATTTCCAGGACTAACTGATTCTGAATTAAAAGAAATAGAAAAATATCCTGGCGATGCTAATTATACTAGAAATTTTTACGCTCAACAAGATTCTTACA